GAGAAAATGGACATGGTCGGCCTGCATGACGGCGCCGTGCCACCATTTCGTGTCTGTCCGCGCCGGAACAAGGGCGCAGATGAGAGGACATCCGTTTCTGATTTCATCGGCGCACTTGTTCATCCATGCCCCGATCTGCGAGTATGGGCAGTTGAGCCAGACGCGCTCCCCGGCCCACTCCTTCTCCAGACCGTTGTCGGCTATCGTGAAATACTTTTCGCACAAGGCGTTTTCTCTAGTCGCGGCCGCGTCCAGAGTGAAGCAGAACTTGCCGTTCAGCCAGTCGAACAGCCATTTCGGCGTAGTCCATTCATCAGACTTGCTCGACATCAGGCCAGAGTTAATTCTGCCCATATATGCCTCTGAGCCACGGGGGCGTCTCTTCCACGAACGCCTGACACACAAGATGCCACTGGGGAAGGCGATGATGCCGTCGCTGCGCGTATATGTTCTTCATGTTGGCAAGACTCAATGACCAGACACGCCTCTGGAGAAAGCCTTCGGGCAGGCCGTTCTTCAATTCAAGAAACAGCTCTTCATCCTTACTCGCTCTGTATTCGGCGATGACGCTATTAAGATAACCGAGATACGCTGGACTTATGCCGTACTCGAAGTCGTCCTGCGTCAGTTCTCTGTGCATGATGGTGTGCATCGTGCTGGCGCTTTGCGCTACTGTTGAAATTTTATACGTATCTGCTTCGGCCCACCAGAAGCGCGGCCCCTCAACGCTCCAGAAATACATGGCTTGCCTGATGAATTTATTTTCGCCGCCGTCCTTGACGCAGAGCTTCTCGGCGATTTTGTAGAGGCGCTGCTTCGTCTCCCCCGGCACGTCGTCCCAGCAGGCATAGGGCGACGTCAGGTTGTAGCTCAAGCCGAGGCCGAGCAGGGCCGAGTCGAGGCCGTGCGCCTCAAGAAGGTGTATTTTCACTCAATCCACTCCTTCAGTTCTTTGTGGGCATGCGGGCTGGCCTCAGAACACCAGACTCGGCAGGCAAACAGTTCCTCGCGGGGCCAGCGCCGGATCCATCGGTCGTACAGAATGTCCATGTTTTTCTGGGCGGTCTTCCAGTTCTCCGCCTGCTTTGCCACCCAGACGTGGGCGGTGTTGACGGCGTCGGTCATGGCGTACCACCCAATGAAGAACATCCGAAGCCATCCTTTCCAGACTTCGTCGGAAGACCACGCCGTGTCGTAGCCGATGCCCGCCGACGTCGCGAGGTCGCATGCTTTATCAATGTCGCGGACGGCTCCTTTCGACAGGGCGTCAACAGCTAGGCTGTGATGGATGGCAAGGAGCGCCTCGCAGGCCGTCCTGAGTTCAGCGGGGCGCTCCCTGTCTTTGGGAAAGTAGTCCCAAGCGCACAAGGGGAAGCTGCAGCCGAGGATGCAGTCTCTGTGCTGGGTCGAGTTTTCGGCGTAGTGCATCAGTCCTCCAGCATGCCGTTGAAGCAGGCATAGGCTTCGCTGGCAAGTTCGCCCGCCTTCTTCATGGCGTCGGCAAGCTTCTGGGCATTCTCGAATTCCTCTTCCGTCACGCCGTCCGGCTTCATGTCGATCATGTCCTGTGCCGTTGAGGCTAGTTTTTTAAGCGTCTCCGCGACATGTTCAAGCCTGCCGATGGCGATCACGGCGTTTTCGGCAAATCGCATTGCCAAAACTTCGCTTTCTTCCATGCTGTCCTCCAGAGAAAATTTGCGGCGGGTTATCCCGCCCGCCGCGTCGGTCGCGGAGGAGGTTTGCTCCGCGTTTCGCCGTTGCACTTAGACTAGACTGCCTATGACCTTTCTAGTCTTCCACGGTCGCGGGAACGAATTTTTGGGCGTGATCCCATGCACCACTCTCCGTTGTTGCTCCGTCTTTAAGCAGGACATTGAAGACTACATGCTTGTGCAGTTCGCCGTCGTAGTGGGAATAGATCTTGAACTTCTTGGTACTGTCGCCATCGTCCCACACCAGCACGGCGTCACCCTTCTTGAACTCCGGCTCTGGCGAGTCAGTCGTGCCGAGCAGGTTCTCGTTGCCCTCGTAGGAAATGCACTGCCAATGAACGCCGTTGAGGCAGGCATGAAAGTCCTCGTAAGGATGCGAGTAGAGCTGGATGCGCCAAGGATCGTCATTACCGTCCCGCACAAGGACGCGGTCGAAGGGTTTGAAACTATGCTTCATCTTCCTTTTCCTCCTGCGCCAGACAGACTGCTTCCCAGTCCTCCGCCGTCACGTCGCTGCAGTAGATCCTGTTTCTGAATGGACACTTCAGTCCACAGCCTGTCGGGCAGTTTTGATGCTCCATGTCATCCCAAGCGTGGCGACACATCGCCGCAAGAATGGCGGGATGGTAGTCCAGCTCAATCGCTATATGGCGGGGCATAAGCTACTCCACGGCATTTGACGCAAAGCACCCGACAAAGACAGGTGCAAAAAACAGCGTCGTATTGACGCCTGAGGCAAAGAGCTTTCTCGTCTTTTTGCCTGAAAACATCGCGTTGAATCCGCTTGCTGCGATGTTGAAAAAAGCCCTTCTATCCCACTTCCCGACATGCTTCGCAATTGTCTTGCGGAACATGAGGCACGGATCTCCAGCCGTAAGGTCTTCGCCGGAAGCTATCTTATCGACGATCTCGACCGTTTTCTCGCGGCTGTATTCCAGCGACAGCGAGATGACCGCCGCCATTACCGACGGCATCACTTTCAGTGGGCTGTTGTAGATCTTGTCAGCCATGCTGACGGCCTCTGCAAGCACGTCCTTTTTTTCTTCAATCGTCTTGAGAATTTCAAGGTCGCTGTATTTATGCGTGGCGCTGATGTCGCCGTTGAAGTAGGCCAGCCTCATCCTTGCGACGGCGGCAAGGTTTTTCGACCTAGCATAGCCGCGAAGGTGAACCTTGTCGCTGGCGGATCTTTTCTTGCCGCTGTCGATGGTGTCGATAGCATCCGGATCAAGCCCTAAAACGACAATGGCATCGACGAGGGGGACGCCGCTCTTTACGCATGCCGCAAGACGGTGCTGACCATCTATGAGGTTGCCGTTGACGTCGAAGCGTATCGCGTCTCCGTTGTCCTTGAATCTGCCATGCTTCATTTCCGACGCAAGAAAATCTACATGATACTGCGACATCTGGCGGTTGTGCGTATTGTACTTCGCAAGTATCGTCTTTGCTTCTTCAGGAGTGATTGTACGCCTTTGGATAGTTTTCATTTTCAAACACCTTCTTGCTGTATTTTTGTATCTTCTTTACGCCAAGTATCTCCACCGCATCCTTCAGTCAGAACGGCACTTCATCGACCACGGTGTCCCTGAAGCGCCAGTCGGGGCAGGAGAAGCCCCATTTCTTGATCTCCCTGCCATGCTTGACGCACTTTGGCTGGAGACCGTCGAAGACGCAGTCGGGGCATGTGCCGCACGTCGGCACCTCTTGGATGTATGGGCCAGACCAGCAGTGCATGCGATACTGGCAGTACCTGCACTCCATGCTGTCCTCGTCGAAAGCCTTTTCCGGTTCGCACCCCGACTGGATGATTTCGGCTGCCTTCTTCTCGAACGCCTCAAAGTCGGTCTTCTTGAAGTGGACTCTCTCGGTATAGATGGAGCAGTCGTTTTTATTCATTACGACGAACTGGGCCTTTGCAAGCCCTGAATACCCCATGTAGCACTGCACCTGCGCGTAGTACTCCGGCGAAACCGCCGCAATGCCTCCTTCCTGAAAAGCCTTGAATCTGGAGGAAGACGCCGACTTGATCTCAAGAATCCTCTTCGAGAGGCCGTTGCCCTCAATCGTTCCGTCGGCATGGCCCTTGAAGAAGCCGTTGAGGGCCTCGAAGGCCATCTGGCGATCAGCGACGTTGAACCCGGCGAGAAGGAGCCACTTGACCACCTCGTTTTCGACCGCGTCGCCAAGAGAAAAAATCATCTGGGCGCGGCCCTCCAGCGCCGTCGGCGTGTACCCACGGAAGCCGTACCATATTTTTCGGGAACATCTCCCGCCTATGCCGGACATGCCGAGGTACTTTCGTTCGCCTCCGTTCTTGCGGAAGCGGGAAGCGCCCTCGTACATGTCGTCAACAATTTTCATCGGCAGCTGCATCTACCACCCCGCTACATTCCAGTATTTTCCCGTCTTGTCGCGCTTGATCAGCACTCTCGGCGGGAAGTTCAGTTCGCTGATTCTTTCCTTCGCCTCTTCAAGGCTCTTCGGCGGATCCGTCGAAGCCAGCCTCATCCACTTCTGATGCGCCCTGCAGCGGCTCCACTCGCCAGCCGTGCCGTCGATGTCGAGGTAGTCGCGCACCTGAAAAGGCAGGTCTTCGCCTTCAGACACAAGCAGCCTGACCTCGATCATGGCGTTGCCTTTCCTTGAGACAAACTCGGCATTCACGATAGGTTCAGATGTTATCTCCACCATCTTTGGCAAAAGGTCGATGTCCCGCTTGACTTCATGAAGCTCGACGGCCTTCTTCTGGCTTCTGATCTGCCCGCAGTGCGGACACACCAGCCTGTTCGCAGGAAACAGGAAGCGGCACCACGGACATTCCCGCATCTCCGGCTCCGGCTCCGGCTTTTCGTAGCCGCAGGAGGCGCAGACTCTGTCCTTCGCCTCGTTGACGAAATGGCACTCTGGACACTCCCAGCTTCCGTCGCCTTCGCCCGGCTCACGCCCCATCTTCACCTTCGGCTCCTCCGGCCTGCCGTGTTCAGCGTAGTTGCCGGACAGGTCGAGCATGAGGCAGTCGGTCTTGCCTTCATGGAGGCGGAGGCCCCTGCCTGCCATCTGGCAGTACAGGGCGGCCGACTTGGTCGGACGACACATGACCATGCAGTCAACCGACGTGCAGTCCCAGCCCTCCGTCAGGACGCCGACGTTGCAGACCACCTGCACCGCACCGAGATCGAAGGCGTCCAGCGCGGCATCACGCTCGGCCTTGCCCATCTTGGAATGGACGGCGACCGCCGAGTAGCCTGCCTCACGGAAGACGTCCCGCAGAAGCTCCGCATGCTCGATTGTGACGCCGAACACGACGATATGCCGTCTGTCGGAAGCATACCTCTGGACAGCTTCAACCGCCGAATTGACATGCACCGACTTCGACATGGCCTCCGCCAATTCGTCGATATTGAAGTCGCCAGTAGAGGAAGTGCCGACGTCCGACAGATCCGGCTCGTCGGCGATGTAGAGCTTCAGAGGCACAAGAAAGCCCTGCGCCTGAAGGTCGTAGATGCTGATTTTATATGACAGATCACCGAACCAGTTCTGTTCCGGATGGCGGCACCTGTCGCCGTAGATGTAGCCGTGGTTGAGCCTGTACGGCGTAGCCGTCACGCCAAGGAGCCTCATCTCCGGATAATACCCTCGAAGCGCGTCCATCAGACCGCCGTACTGGCTCTTCCTATCCGCTGGAGGAAGCCGATGCACCTCGTCCACAATGGCAAGCTGGACGGGCGGCATGGAGCCGATTCTTGCCGCCAGCGTCTGGGGAGACGCGATCACGACGGGCTTTTCCAGCTCGACCTGCGGACAGGCCGACTTGCAGGCCATGCCGATCCTGTCCGCCCCTTCGGGCCACACCTTCAGCAGCTTGTCGCGAGCCTGCTTCACAAGCTGCTCCCTGTGGGCCAGTATAACCGACCTCATCGCAGGGTACTTCTCGGCGAAGTGCCTGATGATGGAGCTGAACAGAATGGTCTTTCCGGCCCCGCAGGCGGCCTCCAGCAGGACGCTCCTCTGCCTCTGGAATGCGTCCAGAACGGCGTTCAAAGCGTCCTGCTGGTAGGGACGAAGGGTGATTTCAGCTACCACGGGGTCGCCGCAGAGGCAGAGCCTCCCGGCATCGGCGCGGCCTGCGGAGGCGTCTGGGCGGACGCCGCAGCCCCTTCGATTCTCTTGTAGGCGTTAATGTTCTGGTATGTGCGGCCGTCCTTGTCCTTGACGGAGACCTTGATGGCGATGCGCTTGCCCAGAAGGTCATCGGTGTCTCCGGCGATGTTGGGATTCAGGCCAGAAGCGGAGCGGATGCTCTTCAGCCTAGAATAGGCCATCGCCTGCCTCTGGGGATCCTTGTCCCAGAGGGAGAGAGAGTCGAAGACGATCTGTCCGGCGTAGCTGGGGCCGTCGATGCGGAACCAGAGAGACAGGTACTTGTCGCCGGAAGGCCAGTTCTTCACCTCGGCGTTGGAAATGGCGGCCGTATACGTTCCGGGAGGGATGGTGCTTCCGCCGAATTCCTGAACGCTGTTCATGTCGTAGTTGCCAAGATTCATGTTCTTCCTCCTTAAGAGTTGACTATCTTTTGCTTGACGTTTAAAAGATTAGGCTTTTCCAGCGGATTGAGCTTCCCGCTTCTGTCCTTTGCAAGGCCGTTGGCATCCGTCGTGCGGAAGGCAAGGTACTCTCCGCCATCCTCGTTCTTGATCCTCTCCATGACGATTGACTCGTCAAAATAGGACGTAAGACGGCCTTTGAATGAAGAGCCAGCCACGTCAGGCACCTGAAAACGCCGCTGGAATTCATCTTTTTCGGTGGCAATCAGGCAGGAAAATGCGACTGACGCCGTCGGCAGATCCCTGAAAGTCTTCACGATGTCCGTCATGATGGAGTTGTACTTGCCCCACAGCTTGAAGCTGTCGGCCTTGGAGGGAAACTCCTGCTGGAGGGACTCGGCGCACCGCGCCGAGATCTCCGTCAGGCTATCGATGAAGATCCACTGGAAGCCTCCGGCCTTGAACTCAGGCCCTTGGCACCACTGGAGCGCCTCCTTGAACTCGTCGAGGTTGCGGATCTCAAATCCGTCCACCTTTCCGGCCGCCACAAGGTCACGGCAGGAAAGCAGGCCCGACTCGGCGGACAGGACAAGCGGCTTTTCCGGCGGGAGGCCGGAGTCCACCCACTGCCCGCCCCTGAATTCCTGACCGAGCAGGCACCTGATCTGGCTCGTCTTGCCGATGCCAGCAGGGCCGAGCAGAAGGGTGCAGATGCGGTCGGTAGACTGCGGGGTGATTCTAGTAAGCGCCATCGGCTTCCTCCATCACGCACTCGATCTTGACCGAAGGAGACGCCGGAGCCTCCGTCATGGCTTCCTTGACGGCCGCCACCTGTTCCGGCTCTCCGAACTCAAGAAAAGCCTTGAGCTGCTTTGCGCCCAGAGGCTTGAATTCGTAGGTAAAGACCTTCTGGAAGCTTTCGGCTCCGATGGCCTTCATGGCTTCGGCAAGTTTCTTCTGATCCCACTTGACCGTCGTTTTCTTCTGCACCGTGGCACGGAAGCCGCCAGCCGCGAGGTGGGCGGTCGCCTTGCCTTCAGGGAAGATGGCGACGGCCTCTATCTCCCTGTTGATCTCTGCAAGGCGGGCCTTGTCGGCGTCGATTCTTGCCTTGATCTGCATGCCTTCTGAAAGAAGGCTTTCCAAGCTTTGCATGCTACGACTCCTTCAAATAGTCTAAAATCGCCATATGCTCCGGACGCACCTTCGCGCCAGTCTCGAATTTCACCATCGCTGGAAGCAGTTCCGGCATTCTTTTCACGACGTCGAACTTTTCATCTGGGCGGAGATGCAGGCGTCTGCACAAGAAACCTATGTATTCGTCATGATTGCATGTCGAAAACCGCTTCACTATGCCTTCGATTGTGTTCAGGCCGTGTCGGCGGCTGTAATTCTTCAGCACGATTGCGCCAGCTCTCAAGCTCCATTCCGGAGACTCGAAGATGGCGTGACCGTGCTTGTCGCGCCCTGTCTGACCCCGCCAGTATCTGTCTGACGGGGCCTTCACGTTCACGTAGTTGCGGGCCTTGCGGGACAGGGTGCCGTCGCGGCCGACCTCGCACTTGACCAGCACGGGCCTCGCGTCCAGCTCTTCCTGAAGCCTCGCGGCCTTCGCCTTCCAGACCAGCGCGTCCGTCTGCGCCAGCTCAAGGCTTTCGATGGCCCTGTGCGCCGTCCATGCGCCAGCCGAGCCGACGCCTATGGCGAGAACGGCTACGCCAGCAAGGAGAATGCTGTGGGTTTTAATAGCCATAGTTTTCCTTGCCCTCGTCGCGGGATGACTTCTTTTCGCAGCGCACCTCAACGCCCCTGAAGAATCGCGGCTGGCCCGTCTTGCGGGTTTCCCATTCCCACTGGCGATCCATCAGCTTCGCCTCGGCCTCGGCGTTCATCATGCACTCCTCGTAGGAGGGGTAGACCTCTTCCTCGGTTTCGATCTTGTCACCGGAAGCAAGGACGAAGGTAAAAAGCGCAATATAGGCTGTGGCGTTGACCATTTTTTTACTCCTTGAAAAACTTCTGATATGTTTGCTGAAATGTGAAATATGCAAGGCTTCCGACGTTGCGGACGGCCTTCTCGTCTCCGGCACTTAATTCGAGGCCGGGATGATCGGCGCAGAAGTCCGCCCAAGCGTCGTTGAAAATCGCCGATGCATAGGGCTTGAAGTCGGTGACTGACTTCGGCCTGTCCATCTTGGAAATCACCGAAACCATCCTGCTTTCCGTGATGTATCCCTTGAATTCGGCGTTGAGGGCGTCGATGACTTTTCGGTCGGCGTCCGTCGGCTTCAGCGAAGGCAGTCTGTTCTCCCTGAAGTCCGGCCTTTTCCATTTGAATATGAGGCCGTCCGGCTCAATAGGTTCGTAGAGGGGCTGGATGACCACGCCCTCCATGAGCTGCGCCGGATTGAAAAACGACGCCTGCGCTCTTGCCATTGCCAGAGCTTCCTCGAAATGCCTGCAGCGTCCCAGCACAGGGACAAGCATCGAGGCCATGCCGCAGTGGTCAAGCACCTGCTCCACCAGCGCAAAAGGCCAACGCTCGTAGCCTTTGTCCTTATGTATGGAGTACGCCCCGAACCAGCGGAAAGCCTGCGGAACGCCATAGTTGATGCGCCCCATCACCTTGGTTCCGAAGAATTCTCCTTGGAGGGTGAACTGGGCAAACTCTTCAATCATGGAGCTTGTCACCAGCTCGATCAGAGGCAGAAGCTGGGGCCATGCCGACTCGATGCCGTAGAAATTGCCGTCCACGAACTGGTTCCGGCTGGAAAGTTTCCAATGCCCGTCCGGCCCGATGTTCAGGCCGATGTTGGTGCCGTCTATCTTTTCCGACACCACCCAGTTCTCGACCTCCCAAGCCTTCTGGAACGCCTTTGAATTCCTGAGGCGTTCAGTCTCCAAATTTTCTATCTTTGGCCATTTATGAAATTCCATCTGGCCTCCTGTGAATTTGCAGAGTCCGGCGAAGCGCGACGTCCGCATCCCCTCCCCCGTTTTCCCGCCGACACCGCAATCAGGCGGGGACTGGGGGTGGTGTCCTGCATCTTAGACTACGGACTCTGGGTCTGCCTGCGGGGCAGAAATTTGCGCGGAAGGGCCGTATTGGCAAAGCCCTTCCGTTGAGCAGGGTCTGGGGTTGAACCAGAAACCTCCGCCTAATTGCCTTCGGCGACGCTGAACCTTTCAGCTTCCCTGCGAATATGGTGAGGAAGGATGGACTTGAACCACCATGCCTGACGGCCGCAGATTTACAGTCTGCTGCACTACCCCTATGCGACTTCCCCGAAATTTAAGAAGGGCCGGACAGTTTCATTGTACTCTCTGCGTCCGGCCCCACTGCTTGGAGGAAATTTCTACAGCATCGCAAACGCGCAGCACCCGATGATGCGCCCGTCTTCGTCGCGGACGACGCGGGCGGTCGTGAGGAGATCGTCGGTGCGGCGGCCAGCATGCTTGCACGCCTGCGCCGTCAGGGCGGACACGATGAGCATGACGCCTTCCTGCCACTCCGGAACGCCTTCCGGATCGCCGTAGGTCATGGAGAACACGGGGATCCCCATGACGTCCTTGAGGGGCGTCTCGCAGGCGGATGCGCGGGACATGCCGCGTGACGGGAAGCGGTAGATGGGCTCGGCGTCGCGGCGGGCGAGGACGTAGCCCTTCTGTCCGGAGGGCTTGACGTCGGAGGCGGCGAAGACGGTGATTTCGTGAGGCGTGAGGTTAATGATCTTCATGCTTTGACTCCTTAGGAAACTTGAAGGGGAGGAACCTGAGTTCCTCCCCGATATATCTGGAAGGCGGGTGTCCGACTTGAACGTACACAGCGCAGATTACAAGCCCTGCCGCTCTATCCTTTGAGCTAACCCGCCGAAAATTACTTGATCATGAAAAACTGGTTTCACGGACTGAACCATTTCTAGTCCGGTTTCCCTCCTGCTGTCCGTCCACGACTGGGTAGGTTCCTGCGGCTTCACAACCAGAGCCAACTCTCCGATTGAGTGCATTCCCGCTTCACCGTCGCCATCCGTTTATGCTGGCAGCTATCTCTGGGTATTCGATTGTTAATGAACCCTGCCCTGAGGGCTTCACCCTCAACGCAGGGACAGAATACCGGATTCGGTAGCTTGGTCAAGCGAAAAGTTCCAAACGTGGTCGAAAAAGTTCCGCAAACGGTTTCAACCAGCCGGAATGAAAGACGAAAAATCTTCATTTTTTTCTCCTACAGCTCCTGCCAGACCCACGCCACGCGGCCAACGACGACCGACTCGTACTGCTCCAGAGGGACTACCGTAGGCGGGTACTTGGGGTTGTCGCTGATGAGTTCGATGCACCCGCCCTGCCCTGCTCTGACGCGCTTCACCAGCCGTCCGAAGGGAGCGACGTTCACCAGATAGATGCGCCCCTCCGTCAGAGGCCCGTCGAGCGGGGCTACCCCGACGTAGGCCCCCTTCTGTATGGTCGGCTCCATGCTGTCGCCGTCAACTCTGACCGCGACCATGCCCTTTCTGGCGTACTGTGGCAGCACCTCAATCTCCCGCTCAGGCTCCATAGACCAGAACTCCTGCGGATCTCCTGCTCCGGCGGTGCCGTAGACGGGGATCTTGGGCAGACCCGAACCGCGAACCTCCTCCACCGGAGAATTCGGCCCTGTACGCCTGATGAGCGCCTCCACGCCTCCGCAGGCGTCGATGATGGCCCCCACGTTGTCTATGCTCGGCGACTTCGTCTCTCCGTTAACGATGCGGACGAGGCTGTTCAAAGGCATGCCCGCCTTGTCCGCCAGATCCTTCTTCCAGCCCCTGCCGCCTTCGACGGAGGGCAGAACGTCGTTGTAGAACCAGTCGCGGAAAGTCTTCATTTTTTAACTCCTTGAAATGCTTGGTCATGCTTGCGTCTACCCTGTCGGGCTGGCTTCGGCAAAGTTCCTAATACGGTTTTTTGCTTGCCTTGAAGCACCGTCTCTGGTAACACCGTTGCCGAAGCTAGAGAGCTTTGTACCGAATCCGTCTTCCATAGGACGGAATCTCTTCTTTTGTCCCAAAAAAATTTTAATCTTGGAGAAAAGCTTGAACATATTCAGCAACTTGACTCCATTCGAGGCCGTCCAGAGCCTTGTTCAGGAATTCGGCCTCTCCGCCTTCCCCCTCCGCCCCGGCGACAAGATCCCGCCGGAAGGCTTTAGCTGGAAGGAGTACCAGCTCACCGCCCCTTCCGACGAAAAGCTGGACGAGCTGAACGAAACCTATCCCAACGCCAACTGGGCCATCCCTCTCGGCGAACGCTGGGACATCGTGGTGGTGGACTGCGACGACGAGGAGGCCCTCAAGTGGGCCGAGAAGACCTTCGTCCACACCCCGTGGCGCGTCCGCACTGGCAAGGGCTGGCACCTCTACTACCACTACCCCAGAGGCACGAAGGTGCGCTCCGAGAACCTCAGGGCCTCCAAGGGCGTCAACGCCGAGATCAAGGCCGACGGGGTCTACGTCGTAGCCCCGCAGTCCGTCCACAAGAACGGCAACAGGTATACACTGGAGACTGAGGGCGCGGAATGGGAATGGGTGCCGGAATTCGGCTGCCTCCCCTCCGAGACCGCCATCGACCCCACCATCGACCTTTCTTCTGTCGAGGCGTGCTTCTCCGAAGTGACCACGGGCGAACGCAATAATTTCTTGGCCCGCTACGCCGGACGTCTCTTCGCGGCAGGGCTTCCTCTTGAGCAGGTCATGGAGAGGGTCAAGGCCAAGAACGCCGACCTCTGCACCCCGCCCCTTCCTCCCCGCGAAGTCATGGCTGTCGTCGGCTCCATCTACCGCACCCATCAGCGCAACCATCCCGCGCCCGCAGACGCTCCCGACCAGGCGGTGAACATGGACGGCGTCGAGTGGGCTGACTCCGGCACCATCGACCGTCCGTGGCCCGAAGACATCCTCCATCCCGGCGGGCTGCTGGAAGAGATCATGAACTACACGACGGTCTCCTCCATCAGAACCCGCCCCGTCTACTCTCTCGCAGGGGCCATCGTCCTGCTCGGCGCTCTGGCGGGCCAGCGCATCAAAGGCGAGACCAACCTCACGACGAACATGTACTGCGCCGTGCTGGGCAAGTCGGCTTCCGGCAAGGACGCCCCCAAGAGGGCGGTAGTCCGCCTGCTCGGCAAGGTCGCCATCAACTGCCTCGGCGACTCCGACGTGGCCTCCGACTCCGCCATCGTCACCCATCTCGCCAAGTACGGCTTCCAGAGGGCCTGCTACGTCTTCGACGAACTAGGCGTGTTTCTCAAAGCCTGCAAGAATCCGAACAGCCCAAGGGCAGGCGTGGCGAAGCTTCTGACGGAACTGTTCAGCCGCTACGACACGCCCTACACGAAAGGCTACGCCGACGAAGACAACGTCAAGACCCTCTGGTGGCAGAGCCTCTCCCTGCTGGGCATGAGCGTCCCTGAGGAATTCTGGGCTTCCGTTCAGGACGGCGAGGCCACCAACGGCTTTCTCGCCCGCCTCCTCGTCTTCGAGGACGCCGGAGACCCAGCGCCCCGCAACCCCAGCCCCAGAACAGATCCGCCGGAAGAGCTTCTCGCCGCCCTCCGCGACGTCTGGGAGATCGACGGCGGAGAGCGGGAGCCTGAGACCGACGAGAAGGGCGTCACCGCCCTCGACTGCATCGCCAAGCCGAACCTCGTTGCAATGACGGCTGAAGCGCGGGCCTTCCACGATGCACAGGCCGACGAAGCCGACCGTCTCGCCATTGAAAAAGGCGACGGCAAGGCTGGGCCTGCCGCTTCCTCCATCTACGGCCGCCTTCCGGAACATGCCCTGAAGCTTGGCCTGATCTACGCCGTCTCCCGTCTCGGCGGAGGCGTCGTCTCCGGCATGGTGGATCTGGAGGACATCCAGAAGGCGTGGCGTCTTGCCAGAGAACTTGCCGACAGGCTGGTGACGAAGCTGGAGACCGCCATCCACGCTTCCGACTTCGAGCGCCTCTGCATCATGGCGGAGGAGGCCATCCGCAAGTACGTCAAGTTCGAGACCGCACGAAAGCGCCCCAAGCCCGGCGCTCCGAGGTCAGCCATCGAGAAGGCCCTGCCCGTCCCGCCCCGCGTCGTGAAGGAGGTTCTCGACAAGATGGTCGCCATGAACCGCCTCCGTCTGCATGCCGGATGGAAAAAAACTGAAAATTCGCGCAGGCCGCTTGACTTGTATCGCATTGTGCGCGAAATAGAGGAGGACGCCGATGGCGAGTAAAAACAATAGGTTGCTCCTAATAAGTACAATAGGAGCAAAAAGGAGCAAAAATCCCAGCACTTTAAAATCCAGCTCAACCTTCCGGAAGCAAAGAACAAAATCGGTTGAGAGGGGTAATAAGTGCAATAGCGGGGCTCGTCTAAATTTATATATATAAATTTAGATTATATATACTTATTATACTTATTATTATTATATATAATAATATGTAATAAAATCAATAGGTTAGAGCCGATATACAGGAGTGTCGATTGGTTTCCCGCATTCACCCTTTGAACGTCGCAGGGGCGCTCTCCGAAAGTCAGGAGCAGCAGAGCCTCTTCGCATGGTGGAACTGGACGGCGTCGAAATGGCCCGACGCCGTCATGTTCGCCATTCCCAACGGCGGATGGCGCTCCCTCCGCACTGCGGCCCGCCTCAAGGCCGAGGGCGTGCTGGCGGGCGTGCCGGACATCTTTCTGGCCGCCCCCAGAGGCTCCTTCCACGGCCTCTTCGTCGAAATGAAGCGCGTCCACGGCGGGACGGTCTCCAAGGCCCAGAAGCTCGTCATGGCCCGCCTCGAAGCCGCAGGGTACGCCTGCTGCGTGTGCAAGGGCTTCGCCGAGGCCAGAGAGGCCGTGGAGGGCTACCTCAATGGCCGCTAGGCTCTGGACGCCGGAAGAGGACGCCGTCCTCCGCCGCATGCGGGAGGCTGGCATGGACTGGACGGCCTGCGGAACCGCCCTTGGCCGCACGGCGTCGGCATGCCTCTCCCGCTGGCACGAATTCACCCCCGAAAGGGCCGCCTGCTCCCGCAGAGGCAGGGCGTGGACGCCGGAAGAGGACGAGATTCTGAAGGCGCTGGCGAAGCAGGGCCTCTCATGGTCGGAAATTTCACGCCGCATCCCCGGACGGTCGCCGAAGAGCTGCACCTCCCGCGCATGCACCCTCGGCCTTGCGAAGAGGCGTCAGCCGAAGGCCGTCCAGTCGGTTTCGGAGCTGTCCATGAGGCGCTGCCACGACTGCGGGCGTCCCACGCCGGACTACAGATGTCCCAAATGCCTTGCCAAATGGCGGCAGAAGAACGGCGTGGCCCTCACCAGCCCGAAGGAAGACGATCTCGGCGGATATACGGCATTCGGGGCCAAGTGGCCCATCGACTAGAAGGAGAAGAAAAAAATGGCAAAGGAAAAGAAGGTTCAGGACGTCAGGGACGAGCTGCCCAAGACCACGTCGCCTCTGCGTGCAATCCGTAATAAATGCCTCGACTGCACGTGCAACTCGCCGAAGGAGGTCGAGGCATGCCCCATCGAGAAATGTCCGCTCTGGCGCTTCCGCTTCGGCAAGAATCCCTACCGCAAGCCCATATCCGAAGAGCGCCGTGCGGCGGCCTCGGAGCGCATGAAGAATTTAATGGCAAAAAAGAAGGCGGAGGCCCGCGACGAGTAGTTAATCGTCCGGGGCGCTTGTCAGAAATCTGACCCGTAACTGCTATTAGGAAAAACGCAAAAAACGGGGGTTTCAGGAGGCTCATGTCGCTCGGCATTTTCATCCTGACTCTCTGTCTGGCGGCGGTCGGCTTCTCCGCATGGCGGATACATGGCCTGAAGCGGGCGAAGCCGCCTCCGCCGGAGGACGAGAGCATCAAGGTCATCACGGACAGGTTCGAGAGGGAAATGGAGGAGGTTTTTGCACGATGGGACAGGCACTGAGCGTACTGGCGCTGACGGCCGCATGCTTCATCGGCTACTTCTGCGGAGGCATCGCCTCATGGATGCATCTGCGCGGAATATGGAAGGAACTGGACGGCATCGAGCGCCGTCTGGACGAAATGGAGAAGAAGAATTGAGAGATCTTGCTGAAACATACAGAACAATCGCCTACGCGCCGTCGAAGGACGCCGACATAAAGCGCGAAAACGCCAACATCGACGGCGAATCTGCAATGGGGGCCATGCTGAAGTACGGCTCCGAAGGCGCAAAGGCGTTCAATCTGGACGAAGTTCTTCCGGATGAATTCTCGAAGGCCCATCAGGAAGGCTGGATCCACATCCACGATCTCGACTTCATGACGCTCACCGAGACGTGCTGCCAGATCGACGCCAAAAGGCTGCTTGCCAGAGGGTTCTATACAGGCCACGGCTTCATCCGTCCGCCGAGCAATATCAAGACTGCGGCGAATCTGGTCTGCATCATCATTCAAAGCGACCAGAACGACCAGCACGGCGGGCAGAGCATTCCGATGCTCGACTACGCGCTGGCTCCCTACGTGCATAAGAGCTACGTCAAGAACTGGCGGCGCGAGGCCGAAGAGCTTCTCGTCTACCGCGAAGGCAGGGATCCTGAAGACGCAAGGCATATGGCGGAACAGTGGTCTGTGAAGCTGGAGCCGCGTCTCGGCAAGCCTGCGGCCCCGACGGACGGCCTCGGCCTCTCATCCGCAATGCAGATCGCCGGACGCGCCGAAGAGCGCACCCGCGACGACGTCTTTCAGGCAATGGAAGCCCTCGTCCACAACCTCAACACCATGCAGTCGAGGGCCGGAAGCCAAGTTCCCTTCTCTTCCGTCAACTACGGCACCGACACCTCGCCGGAAGGCCGTCTGGTGTCGGAAATGCTTCTGAAGACCACCGACGCGGGCCTCGGTGAAGGCGAGACGCCCATCTTCCCCGTCCAGATCTTCAAAATCAAAGACGGCGTCAACTACAAGCCGGGTGACCCGAACTACGACCTCTTCAAGCTGTCCATCAAGGTCAGCGCGAAGCGCCTGTATCCCAACTGGGAAAGCCTCGATGCTCCGTACAATTTGCAGTACTACAGAGCCGGAGACCCCGACACCGAGGTCGCCACGATGGGCTGCCGCACTAGGGTCATGGGCAACGTCTGGGATCCGTCCCGCGAAACGACTTCCGGCAGGGGCAACCTCTCCTTCACGACCATCAACCTTCCCCGCCTCGGCATCGAGGCTAAGGGCGATCTGGACAAATTCTTCGCCGACCTCGACGGCATGCTCGACCTCTGCCTCCGCCAGCTGCTTTTCCGGCTGGACATCCAGAAGGCCCGCAGAGTCCGCAACTACCCGTTCCTCATGGGCGAGGGCGTCTGGATGGATTCGGAAAAGCTCGGCTGGGACGATCCGGTGGGCGACATCCTGAACCACGGCACTCTCTCCATCGGCTTCATCGGCCTTGCCGAATGCCTGACGGCCCTTGTCGGGAAGCATCACGGGGAAGACGCCGAAGCGCGGGAGCTTGGCCTCCGCATCGTCACCCATATGCGCCACTGGATGGACAGGCGAAGCAGGGAACTCCGCCTCAACGTCACATGCCTTGCAACGCCTGCGGAGGGCCTTTCCGGCCGCTTCGTCGCGATGGACAGGGAAAGGTACGGCGAGATCGCAGGCGTCACCGACCGCGACTACTATACAAACTCCTTCCACGTCCCGGTCTGGTACGGCATCTCCGCCGCGAAGAAGGTGGACATAGAGGCACCCTACCACGGCCTCTGCAACGCAGGCCACATCACCTATGTCGAGCTGGACGGCGACACGGCCCGCAACCTTGAGGCGATGGAGACGCTTGTCCGGTACATGCACGACAAAAACCTCGGCTACTTTGCCATCAGCCACCCCGTAGACCGCGACCCCGTCTGCGGCTACGTCGGCGTCATCAACGGCGTCTGCCCAAGGTGCGGACGGCGGGAGGGCGAGGCGATCAGCGCAGAAAAGCTGGAGGCCATCCGCAAAAAATACAAGATCAGATAGTTTTTGCTTGACACCTGCATTTGGGGAGGGCGGAAGCCCTCCCTTGACCCAAGGAGAAACGGGGTGAATAAAATTGAGGAACTCGAAAACCGCTGCAGACAACTGGAAGATCGCGTGGAGACTCTTGAGAAGGCTCTTGTCGCCGCTTTGGCGCGTCCTTCAGAGAGGACGGTAGTGGTCGAAAAGATTCAGCCTGTCGCGTCGTGGACGTGGTTTTTGAACGGCGTTCCGCAGAATCGCGGATGCGAATATCCTGCGGTTCCCGACGGCGAGATGTTCAAGGTGCATGGCGGCGTGACTTGGTACGGAGGACAGTAGATGACAAGAAAGGAATGTCTCGACGCGGCGGCTGGCTGCGTCCTGAAAGACAGGCAGAACCAGTACGGCGGGCCTGAGAACAATTTTGAGCGCATCGCCACGATGTGGAACGGCTACCTCGGAACGAACTCCATCAAGCCGTGGGACGTGGCTGCAATGATGGGCATGCTCAAGATGGCGCGGGCCAGATTCAATCCGAAACACGCCGACAATTGGGTTGATCTTGCAGGCTATGCCGCCTGCGGCGTCGAGTGTGCCACGGCGCAGGAGGAGTTCGACAAGGCTCTGGATGAATTCCAGAAGAAGGCCATGCCTGCCTTTGCGTCCAAGGCCGAAGGCTGCGAGGAGCCGAAGTTCAAGCGCGGTGACAAGGTGGAAGTCCAAATGGCCCCCGACAGCAGCACATGGGCTTCTGCTGCCATCATGGCGGTCTATCGCGACAAGGATACATGCGAGTGGCGCTACTGCGTTGATTTCGAGGACGGCTGGGCGCATGTGACGGTGCCGTCTGCACGGGTGCGCCCTGTATCCGCCCCCAAAGTCGAAGGCTGCGAGGAGCTGGTGCAGAAGGACGAGACTTTCGACGCTCCCCAGACCAAGGAAGAGCTCATTGAACGCATAAAGTCGGCGAATCCCGCCATATATGGAGCGCATATCGAATGATGATTGAACCTTTAACCGACGAAGAGCTTCAGCGTAAGCTCGAAGAATTCATCACGAAAAAGAACGGGCCGGAGGTAGAGCTTTTTGAAATCATTAAAGAGAGGCTCGAACGCGCACGCAGTCTGCACCCCCGCTTTGCGGAGAATGTCTTTCATGCACTTGGATACCTGTCAGAAGAACATGGCGAAGCGGTACGGGAGGCGACAAAGCAGCTCGACGGCTGGGAGGATCGCATGGACTCCGAGCTTCTCGACCTCATCATCGTGGCAATTCGCATCATCCTGCGGGAGTACGAGCATGAATAGCAAGTGCTGCCCCGACTGGCTGGCGAAGCTTCTGCTCCTGTGCGCCGGATGCATCGCCGTCTGCGTGGCGCTTGCCGCGTCGTAGGAGGGAGCCATGTCCTTCACGATCAGCATCGACTTCCTGTACGCCGTCGGCGCTCTCTTCATGGTGTGGCTGGCGTTCTACATAGCCTACTGGATGTTTAAATGAGTCCCTGTCCCCTGTGCGGCTGCACCGAAGTCTACGTCGCCGACACCGACGGCGGAGGCAAAACGGTAGCCTGCCCCTCTTGCGGCTGTTCCGGCCCTGAAAGCGTGGACGGAGACGCCAAGGAAGCAAAGAACGGCTGGGAATTCATGCACGGCAAGATGTGCCGCAAGTGCTCCCGGCATCTATTGAGAAGAATAAAGGAACTCAAGGCTGAAATAGCCGAGCTAAAGGAGAAGATAAATGGCAGCAACGGTGCATGACCTGCTTTTGGCGCTTCAAGACTATCCGGAAGACCGCCCCGTCTACATCGTCCACGGCGACTGCATGACGCAGCCGAAGCTGACGGAAGCATTTCTTGACGAGAGGGTGGAGCAGGAACTTCCCGAAGAAGACCGCCTCGGCAAGTTTGTTCTTATCACTGGCGAAGACTAGCAAAGGAGAATGCATTATGCATGTAAGGTATGATAAAATGATAGGAAAAGACGTTAAATTTGAGCGCATCCGCCGCATCACTGGCTATCTTGTCGGCACTCTCGATAGGTTCAACAATGCCAAGAGGCAGGAAGAGAGCCAGAGGGTCAAGCACTCAATCTAGATAAAAACTGAACCTCAACAAGCAAAAGCCCCGTGGAGCCAATCCCCACGGGGCTTCCTCATTTCTGAGCTGCAACCAAAGTTTGGCAAGTTAGTTGGCGCAGACATAGTATGCAATTCGCTTGCAGAATGCAATAAGAAACGGTATACAGCTTTCTGGACGGCAAAGGAGATGAATATGACGAACTTCGAGAAATGCCAGAACTTCGTTCTGGAATGGGAAGGCGGCCTTACGGACGATGCCGCCGACAGCGGCGGCCTGACGAAGTACGGCGTTTCGTGGGCCTATCTCAAAGACCTCGAAAAGAGCAGGCCGTCCGTTCTCCGCGACATCCTCGGCACTTCCATCGTGACCCGTCAGGTGATCAAGGATTTGACAAAAAATCAGGCATGGAGGCTGTTCAAATATTCGTTCTGGGATCCTTTCAAACTGGACGAAATGCCTTTAGCCGTGGCGTTATGCGCCTACGACATGAACGTCAACCACGGTTCGTTCAACTGCATGAAGATCATCCAGAGGGCATGCAACCTTCTGCCGTCCGTGATGCCGAAGCTGGCGGTGGACGGGAAGTACGGCCCCAAAACCCGTGCCGCCATGAATCTGGCGAGCTGCCCGAACGGCATCGGGGCCATCGCCAATAAAAGGCAGAGCTTCTACGACTCCATCGTCGCGAACAGGCCGAGCCAGAAGGTTTTCTGGAAGGGCTGGACGCGCCGCTGCAACGCCATGAAGCGGCAGGCGCTGGAGTGGCTCTGATGGAGGCTCCAGCAATGTCAATCGACTTCGACGACTACGGCGACGTACTCAACATGCATGACTTCGTCTCGGTTTTCGCTGGCGTGGTAAGCCATCCGCTGGTCAAGGGCTTCCTCGCCCTCGGCCTCTGGGCCTGCACGGTGCTGGGGCTTCCGGTTGACCTTGCCGTAGTTATGGCGATCCTCTTCGCCGCAGACTTTGTCGTCGGGTGCTGCTACGCCGCTTCCAGAGGAAAGTTTACCTGCCGGAAGTTCATGAGAGGAATCGCCAAGGTGCCAGTCTACACTCTTCTGCTGGTCATCGCGTGGCTGGCGCAGTATACGTGCAAAAACATCCTCGGAACGGATCTGCCTGTGCCTCTCTGGACGGCGGCATACCTTGCAATGCACGATGCCTTGAGCATCATAGGCAAGTGCGACGCTATGGGGCTTCCTGTTCCGGCCCTCATCAAGAAGGCCATGCGGCGCATCAACCACGCCACCGAGTCCTGCGTGGAATCTGCGCTGGACAAGGTGGATCCGCCGGACAAGGAAGACGGTGCCTTCAGGAAATTCTAGGCGATGAAAAGCAGAAGGCGGGATCTTTTTCAAAATCCCGCCCTTGATTTTTTGGGGGCCTTTTAAGGCTCCACCTTGTAGTGCGTGAGGAGGATGTGCCGGATCTGTCCGGCGATGCTCCTCTCCTTCTTCTTGGCGTCCTCCTCGATGACCGCACGGAGCTTGTCCGGCAGGGTCACCGAAAAGGTCTTCTGGCGGCCTGTAGGGGGCCTTCCCATCCTCTTCGGTTCGTTCATCAGTCCTCCTTGAACAGGGGTACGCCGAGATCGGCGGCCCTGCCGATGCACATATTGAGCTGGTCTTGATCGCTGGCGGCCTCCATGCTGACGCTGTCCCTGACGGCGGGATTCATGCGCCCCCAGTAGTACGCCAGCTCATGCCATTCCATGCCGTCCAGCGTGCAGACTTCGACGGAGCCTTCGGGGCGCTCCTTGCTTGGGCTGTCGGGCCACGGGTAGACCTTCCCGTCTCTGGTCATGTAGTAGCCGGAGCAGGTCTTGCCGGAATCGAAATTAACCTTCATGGCGTCCTCCTGAATGTTTTTTTCATGAATCCTGCCCTTCCGTCAACTGTTTTAGTTGACGGAAGAGAGGAAAATTTTTGCGCTAGGCAGCGTAGCGGGGATCAAGGCAGGGCCAGCCGTACTCGTCTCGCGGGCCTGTCCAGTTGATGAGTTCGCGGAAGGTGATAACCTTCCTTTCGCACCAGTCGGGGTACTTTGGGTTGGGCTTGTCGAGAATGCCGTAGACAAGGTCTTCAAGCCACCATTCGATGGCCCAGTGCCAGCCGTCCTCTGCGCGGTATATGAAAACCATGTCCTCGCGGACGACGATGTCGCCGTCGAGCATGCTGTCCCCGTCGTGCGCTGGGCCGAAGCAGCCGCAGTCGCGGTATCTGACGGAGGGGCGGCCGCCGTAGAGGGGCAGGCCCATCATGGTGCCGATGAGCTTGCTTGCGGCCCTGCGGGCGCTGGAGCGGGTGCTGTACCCGTGGCCGCTTGCGATGACGTTGCTGTCTCTGGCGGGGACGTGGAAGCGTTCGATGATCATCTTTTCCTCCTACAGATACTGGCAGGCCTGAGAGCGGGTGACGAACTGGAGTGAGCCGTTGGGCTGCACGACGTACCAGTCGTTTTCGGTGTTGCGGGGCTTGCGGTTGTCCTTCTGCCCAAAGGCCACGACGGTGCCGGGGCGGATGCCGGGGATCTCGACCACACCGCCTTCGTCGGCGTCGCCCCACCAGTGGCCGTCGAAGCTGTACTGGAAGCCTCCGGCGGTGGAGCGGGTGATGACGGCTCCCCAAGGCTTGCTGTAGCGGCGGACGTTGTATCCGCCGAACTTCATGGAGACATTGTACTTGACGTTCGCCTTGGCCTCTTCCCATGCCTGCCTAAGGCATTCGGCGAAGAGGATGCCGCGCAGGGGGCAGCCGAACTGGCTGGAGGCTTCGCGGCGGATGGCGTGGGCGCGGTGCATGAGGTCGGAAAGGTTGATGGTCATTTTTGGCCTCCTAGGCATCGATGCTGGAGAGAATGTCGAGACGGGCGGCTTCGTCGGCGAGAAAGGGGATGTCGATGGAGCTGGTCATGCGACGCATCCAGTGGATGGCGCTGGAGGCGCGGCGGGCCTTTTCGTCATCGTCGCCAGCCTGAAAGGCTTCGTAGTGGAACTTGATCTGATCGAGAGCCGTTTCGATCAAGGTGATGGTGTTGGCGAATTCCTTGTCGAGGTGCTTGCGGGCGCGGTCGCGCTGATGTTCGATGCTGGCGGTCATTTTTGGACTCCTTGTACTGGTTGAGGTGCTTGGGGAGGGCGTCCCCTTTGTTGATTCAGACTCTACGCCCTCCCCGCAGAAAGGTCAACTAAAAAAGTTGATAAAAGTAGGCAAAAGTTTGGATGGGCTAGTCGAGGGCGATGCCGTGGCGGTTGACGGTGTCCTCCATGACGTCGAGTACGTCGGCTATGGAGCAGGGCATGTTGTAGACTTCGAGGATAGCGGCCGCCGGAGTGCAGAGGCTGTCGAGGCACTGGTTGACCTTTTCAGGGTCTGCCTTGGGGCTGATGCGGAAGCGGAGTTCGCCGACGTTGAGCTTGGGGTAGTGGTCGCCGTGCCAGACGGAAAGCGTCTTGGAGTCGCGGTCGAAGCGGATGGCGGCGCATGTTCCGGTGAGGGGGCCGCTGGCCTTGATGGTGCGGATGTCGAAGCAGGTCATTGTTTTACTCCTTCTATCTGTTTTATGGCCCCGCCCGGTTGGACGGGGCCGTTTTTCTTTGCTTACTGCTTGATAACCAGCACTCTGACGTGCAGGCGCTGGATGTTGTGGCCTCCAGCGAGGATGGAGCGGACTTCAGCCGTCCCCTTGTCGCCGGAGACGTAGCCGTTGATGGCGGATCCGCCTTCCATCCAGTTTCCCTTGGTGACGTAGAGGCGGGAGTAACCCTGAGGTGTGCCGACAGCCTTTTCAACGCGGGCGATGAGGTTTTCGACGGCGGCTGTGGCGTATTCGTGGTTGCGCTTGCGGATGTCGGCCTCCGACATTGAGGTCAGTTCGATGTAGCTGCGGTAGAGGCCGGAATAGACCTTGCCGTCGATGCGGTAGTAGCTTTCGCCCTGTTCAAGCATGGTGCGGCGCTGGTTCAGGTCGCAGGCATCCCATTCGGAGGCCAGCTTGTCGCGGTATTCGCGAAGCTGTTCCGGCATGGCGGCCTCCTTGGCTTCCTTGGCCTTCTTGGCGGCTACGGCGGCTTCAAGAGCCTGCGCCGCCTTGGCTATCTTTTCGCGGGTTGCGTCGATGCGCTCTTCCAGCTCTTCGATGTCGCAGTTGAGCCAAAAGCGGTCGTTCTCATCCTGCGCCTTGTCCCTGAGAGATTGCTTCTTGAGCATGAGGCTCTGGTGGCGGGCAAGGGTGGCGTGAAGCTTGTGGATCTTGGTCTTGATGGACTCGACGGTGGCTGCCATGTTTGTACTCCTTGTTTGCGGTGTCGGGGTTTTCCCTTGCCCCTACATCTACGCCTGCCCCTCTTTTATGTCAACTAAAAAAGTTAACTTAAGTAGACAAAAAAAGGGGCAGGCGGTGTACAGGTTTTTCTAGTTGCGCCAGACGATGCCGACTTCGTCGAAGTCGATGCACTTGACGATGCAGACGGCCCAGCCTTCGCGGTCGTAGTGCCGTGCGATGCGCTTGGCCTCGGCGAGGGTGTCGGCATCGCGGATGGGTTCAGGGTCAGCTCCGAGATAGATCTTGTACCAGATTTCCATGATGGGCCTCCTAGAAGTCGGTGTAGGGCTTGCTGGGGTGGATGACGATGCCGTGAATGCGGAGAGCGTAGAGCAGGAGGTCGAAGCCTTCCTCGTCGGAGCCGTGGGCTTCGCAGACGCCGTCGGCTTCAAGCCAGAGCCAAGGGCGATTGTCGTCCCAGTAGGCAAGACAGCGGCGTGCGTGGATGGCGTTGATGAGCTTGCGGTGCATGGGTTTTCTCCTTCCCGCCGGGGCCGAAGCCCCAGCGGTATACAGTTTTTTCTACTTGGACTTGACGGTTACGACTTGAAGCGTGGCGCAGGAGCCATTGGAGGGGTGCCACCAGCCGTAGATGGCGTTCGCGCCGTTTGGCAGCGTTTCGACGCCCTGCAGCTCGACGTCGCGGATGTATCCGCAGGCTTCAAGGAACTTGATGGCGTCGCAGGCATCGCGGAAGCCGAAGCTGCGGGAATGCTCTTCGCGCCAGCCGTTGAAGTCGCTGATGCGGACGGTGCGGGGCTTATAGACGTTGAGGATAAAGACGGCGTGGGAGACTCCGGTGTTCCAGTCGTAGCTAAAGCAATGCATGGTGTCCTCCTGAGGCGGTTGACGTTGTCCTTGACTCCACGTCTACGCCTCTGCCTAACTTATGTCAACAAAAAAAGTTGAAGAAAGTTAGGAAAAGTTAGGGGCCGGACGGTGTACAGGTTTTCCGTCCAGCCCCAGCGGTGTACAGAAAAACGGCCTAGCGGTGTCCAGCTTTCTCGGCTTCCCGCTCGATGGCGTAGTCGCGCAGGGCCAGCAGGCACACTTCTGAAATGGTTCTGCCGTCCTCCTTGGCGTATTCGGCAAGCAGCTCTTTCAGCTCCGGCTGGATCCGTATCGTCAGCATTGCGGTTGCGCCAGTGGACTGGCGTCCGCCTGTCTTGCGGCCCTTAGTCAATTTCGTCGTCCCCCTCTGGAATTTCAGGATGGGACTCGATCCACCGCTTCAGAATGATGCAGGCTAGAGATGAGGCGGAACGGTGCCTGCGTCTGGCATAGGCTTGCAGCTTCTCCTTCAGTTCCGGCTGGATTCCGACGTTGATGCCTCTGGTCGCGCCGTTTCGTGGGCGGCCAGCACGCTTCTTTTCAGTGTCTGCCATTTAAACCGTCCTCCTGTTATGCATGCAGACCAATGTGTGCCAAGTTTTTATGTGGCGATTGGTTAAAAGTCAACATTGCAACGGCGTCCAGCTCTTTCCGGCAACCTGAACGGTGTACAGGTTTTTCGGCAGGTGCTGAACGGTGTACAGCTTTTCCGGCAGGCCAAACGGTGTACAGGAAAACAGGCTTGAACGGTGTACAGTTTTTCTATTTTATGCCATGCGCCTGCCTGCCCTGCCGTCCTGTCTGCTGTTCTGCGCCGTCAGCCTCCGCCCAGAAGGCTCCGCATAGATTTATCTATGGCCTTGCATGTCTATAGATTTGTCTAGTTGAATGCATCTAGTTTGATAATGGCATATAAACCGTTCCGCAGTTAACTTCAGACTTTTTGGATAAATTATTTCATAGGTACGTTTAATTTAAAATTTTTCCCGCCGTATTTTTCGGGGGCATTTTTGGGGCAGGCAGGCTTGTCCCCTCTTTTGTCCTTCGCTTGTCCCTTGCTTGTCCTTCGCTTGTCCCTTGCTTGTCCCTTTGACGCCGTGCGCTTTTTACTTCCTGCGTTTTCGTGCAGTTTCCGCCTCTCCGCGACATTTGTTTTCGTGCAGTTTCTGGCCTTGGCTTCCTTCGTTTTCGTACAGGCTTCTCTGCCGTGCGCCGTGCGTCCGCCGTCCGCTTCGTCCATCTCGTCCACCTCGCCCGCGCCAGCCCGTGCCAGCCCACGCCGTCCACGCCTGCCAGTCTAGCCCGTGCCAGTTAGAGCCACTCTACGCCAGCCCATGCTGTCCACGCCATCCACGCCAGCCAGTCCATGCGATGCCAGCCAGCCCAGCCCGCGCCAGTTAGGGCCAGCCGTCCGCGACGCCAGATCAAGCCCGCGCCAGTTAGATGTATGCCCGCGCCGTATGCCATAACCCTCCGCCAGTTAGATCATGACCGTCCGGCAGTTAATTGGGCTTTTCGCCCGCCCGCCGTGCCCGCCGTCGCCGTCCCGTTGCGGCCGGAAAGCCCCTCCCTCCCCGACGATCAATAAATTCAGGCAGTTGCATTTTTCTTCGGCAATTTCAGATAGTTAGATCCCTGAGGCCAGCCCTGAGGCCCTGCCAGCCCTGCTCCCTGCTCCCGTCTCCGCTGGCCCTTCCTGAGGCCCTGAGGCCAGCCCTGAGGCCCTGCCAGCCCTGCTCCCTGCTCCCGTCTCCGCTGGC